GTAGAGCATCGTTATCACAAGTCATTATCTAGCTGTATGAAAGCTAGACGTTATGCAATGAAGGACAGAAGTCCTGGCGAAAGAGTTACGTTTAAATGCATTCAATCTAAAGCAAACGTAGAAGTATACATGGGAGAGAAAAAAATTCTTTCATTAATCCTTGACTAAAAAAAACAACAAGATTGCAAAAGAATTAAGAGATAGACGTTATCATCAACGTGTGGTAAAGTCTAAGAAAGCATATGACAGGAAAATATATAAAACTACACGCAGAGATAGTGAACGGGAAATGTCCGACTTGTCATGAGTTGACAATACTTGTTGGACTAACACCAGAATTATTTAGATGTATAAGTTGTGGAGCAGATCTACAACAACATGTAAACGGTAAAATAAGTTATTTACCTGCGCTTACACCAACAACAAAGATGACAACACTAGAAGAAATATTTGGGTATGGCGAGAAAGTTTAAAGCGTTTGTTGAAAGACCAAAGCCTCGTAAACGTCCAAGACGTCATGCAAAAAAACTCAATAAACACACCAAAAGACAGTCAAAAAAATATAATCGACAAGGTCGTCCACAATAGACTTGACAAATATCCATTAAGATCCTATATTACAATTATGAAAGAAAAAATAATAACAATAAAACCAAAAGGTATCTCACAAAAACAGTGGGCCAGTTTTTTATTAGAGTTAAATTTAATGAAAAAAGCATGGAGACCATACGGCGTTGATGTAGAAATAAAAGCTCCTGGTTTAAAAAATATAATTAAATGGGGGACAACAATACACAATGAACCAAAAAGAAATAGACGAACTGGCGATAAAGTGGAACAAGACGATGGAATTGATAATACTAAATGATGGCGCTTATCAATTAGTTCCTGTAACAAAACAGATGATGGAACATATGTCTTTATTGGTAAACGAACTAGATTTATTTGAGTTGTGTGACATACTAAGATTAAAGTTAACAACTTATTTAGATTATCCTGTAAACGCTCATGTCATGAATGATGGCAGTGGTGAGCTTTATGGATGTATACAAAATTAGAAAAGGCGGTGCCTCATATTCACAAATGCTTCGCGCTAAGATCACTGAGGTTAGCATATCGGCAAACCCGAGCGTTCCAGACCTTTGGCCCCGTTGAAGTACGTGCACGGAAACGGCGGGGTTTGAAATGAATAAACCTACCCCTATGAGGGAAAAATTAAGGGTAGGTAAATGGTGAGAAGATATTCTCGCATTACCATAATTTGACTACGGTGTCAAATTTTGTGGGCTGACCTTGTGGTTGTGGTTCAGGATAACAACCAAATTTTATGTAAATATTGTGTTTATTGACGTCTTCACGTCCTATTTCTTTTATCTTTTCTAACGACATTTCATATCCTTTGACCATGCAATCATAACCTTCATCAAATTTTCCAGGAACTTTGTACGGATCTAGACATGTACCACCCACCTGAGAACAAATTAATATTGCTAGAATAAATTTCATTGACAATCCTACATTATATATTATATATAAAACTTAATTATGAAAGGAAACACTCATGACAGACATGACTAAATACAAAAATGTTTCTCTATCAAAGCCAACATACGCTCTTTTAGAGAAATTATCAAAGGTAATATTGCCCGATGGTAAGTTATCTATATCAAAAACAATTGAAGTAATAACAAACGAGAAAGCGAGAAAACTCAATGGCAAAGTTAAAAGTAAAACAAGTTAGAAAATATATTTGTGACACTTGCCACGGTAATGGATACGTCAGAGTCGCAACACACGATAAACCACAACTAGATTTTAGAGATGATAGTCAGGTGCATCAATGTTGGGACTGTGACTCCGAAGGTGAGTTTCTAATTAGTGAAGAAGAAAGCACGGTTCACTAATGGTATCAGAAACTGACATAGCATATCTCGCTGGTTTGTTTGACGGCGAGGGTAATATTCAATACAAACAATACATGAGACAGAGAAGAAATAACGAAAAGCCATATCCAACTTGGAGTATTAGAATGGAAGTAGCAATGACTGATGAGTCTACGATAAGATACATGCATGAAGTTTTAGGAGTTGGAACTGTTGGACCTAGAAAAAATGGTAAAGGTTCTCTCGGTAAAAAACAACAGTGGCGTTGGCGTTGTGGTTTTAGAGACGCTTACTATGTTTGTAGATTGTTTTGGCCATACTCACATACTAAGTTAGATAAGATTCAAAAGATCATTGATCATTATGGTGATCATAAAATTATGAATGGTAATGTAGTAAACTTAGAAGCGTATAAACTATGGATGAGTGCTGAATGACAGCGGCCTATGGTGTAGGAATGTTGGGCGTTGGTTTGTTAGCCATAGCCCTTGGTGGGTTTATAGCTTTTTTCATTATTAATAAGGTGGTGAAAGACGATGAAGAAGAATAATAAATACAACTATTTACAAGGTACACAGATCATGGACCAAGGATCACGGATCTATGATGTTGCAGGGTATATTATGGTTCGGAAGTTACGTTATATTATCCGGGTCTATACGCAGGTTCAACAGATCTTGTATGCTTACACAATGGCATGGAAACTGTTGTTGACTTTAAACAGGCCAATCGTCCAAAGAAGAAAGAATGGATTGAGGATTATTATTTGCAAATCGCAGCATACGCCATGGCGCACGACTACGTCCACAACTCCAGAATACAACAAGGAGTTATCATGGTATGCACGCCTGACTTATATTATCAAGAATTTGTCGTAAGTGGACCAGAATTAAGACGTTACAAACACCAGTTTTTAAAAAGATTAGACATGTATCATGAACTAAAGTTTGATGAGAAGGAGCGATATAATTCTGAGAAAGAGGACGAAGAATACTTAAAAGAACTACAGGAGAAACTATGAATGAAAGACTAAAAAAAGTAATGGAAGCGAGGTACAAGTCAATTATTGAGGACTGTAAATACAAGATTAAGTGTTACAGTGACCAGGAGATAATCATACCTGAGCACCCAGATATCACGCTAGAAGTGGATAAATTGCTAGAAACTATGGCAAATGCTGAGGAGAAGTTGGCAACAATCGAGCTACATTATGGCGACAATAAGACAGAAAAAGCTATACTATAGGGATCTAGAAAGTTTTAAAAAATTTTTTAAAAAAAGTAGCAAAAAAAAGTGTACTTTTGTACTTTTGGTCTAGAAGTGTTGATTTATATGACTTTAGGGTGGACACTTTATGGTACAAATTAGGTTTATAGGGACAAATTATTTTGTACCATATAGGTAATTACAATA